TTAAGGGATTACGTTAAATAAACGCCGTTGCAGTTCACACTGGAATAAGAATTCCAATCCTTCCAAATGGCGGCGGGCTTCAGACACGCTATTGCCCCAGCAATACAAACCGTGGCCGCGCACTAAAAAGCCATAACGTAGCGGGCTATGGTCTGCCAGTGCTGCCACTCGCTGCGCCAGGGCAGGAATATCCTGATCATTATCAAAAATAGGAATACTGACTGAGTCAAGATGGCTGCGCTGCCCTGCTAGCGATTTTTGCATCTCATAGCCCTGCAATACTAATTCATTGCTGCGCTCGACCCGCGATAGCACAGTGGCATTCACCGAGTGAGTATGTAAGACCGCATTGATTTCAGGGTATCGGCGATAAAGCAAAGTATGCAGGCCGGTTTCTGCCGAAGGTGTGCGACCGCTGGGCACATGGTTATTGGCCGTTTCCACCAACAGAAAGTCATCTGCGGTCAAGCTGCCTTTATCTTTGCCAGATTCGGTCACTAAACATTGTGTTGCGTCCAGCCGCAGGGACATATTGCCGCCGGTCGCCGGGCACCAGCCCTTCTCGCCGATCCAGTGGCAGGCGGCGAGCAGCGCGCCGAGTTGTTCATTTTCTGTCATTGCATATCCCTGTTGTGGTGTTGCTGTGCTATGGCCTGTTGCTGCTGTAATAAGCCAGATAATTATTGTTAGCACAATTTTAACTATGCTTAGCATTTTTTGGCATTTAGCCGTTTAAACATCTAAGCGTCTTGATTGCCAAATCTTAACATCGTGTTATGGTGAAATGAAGGGAGATTTAACAGGTTATATTGAGATGATGTGAGTAAAACAAAGCCTTGCCGCAAGCGAACTCAATACACTTAGTGATAATGAGCTATCTTGCGGCAATTTTTTGCCCCATTTTTGCCCCATTCATTATTTCCACCCCACCAAGCATCCCTGCCCCATCAAATTACACATCTCCATGACATCACCCCGGCATAAAAGCTAACTGGCCATTAAGCCCGGTTTTGTATTTATTACTCTGGTGCGACAGGCCACTCAATCTCCGGTGCCGCGTCAATATCAACACGATTCAACAACACCCGATATTTCTTCCAGGACTGAAGCGCCGTAACTTCATCAGCTTTAGCCATCTCCAGATCAACGGCATCTTGCAGCGGCGCTATTGCACTATTTGCTTGAGACATTAATTCAGTCTTTTTATATTCAGCCTGTGCGATTAACTCAATTTTGGATGGCGGTTGGACATCAACCCAGCGCGGCATACCATCAGCGCCTGCTTTCCTTTCTTTGCCTGCCGGAGCCGTAATAAACTCTTGGAATAGTTTATTGCTCACCTCAACAACATCATCAGGCCAGTTTCCTGCCGTGACGTATTGCTCGCGCAACTCGTCAGGATAAAAGCTATTGTCAGTTGCACTGTAAAATACTTTCATTTCATTTTCCCTTAGTTAGCGGCCAAGAGCCCAGCAAGAGTTTGAGGCCGCACCCGGATAAGTACTTGACACTGTCGCACTGGTACGACTTGCCGCCGAAATTGGCCCAATATTTGAGTATTTACTGTCGCCAGATGAGTTTTCAGTCATAGCAAAATATGAGAGCACTTCGTTGGGAAATGGGATCGGGAAATTCCATTGAGCACCGATCAACGCCGAAGTAGTTGTTACGCGGCCCCACTGAAGGATCAATCCCCCCGGAAATTTTTGATAACCACTTGCGCCGAATGAGGCCCCGAAGCTATTCATATCCGGTATCTGATTAGCTCCCGTACCCACATCCCGCAAAGAAGCCCCTTTTAAACCAAGGTTTGCTTGTGCTGTTGATACATTAGTTAAATCAGATAAGTTTGCTGACTTCTGGAGTGCGCCAGTGATTAATGGTGACTCGTTGGAAATGATGTTAGTGCCATTACCAATAATTCTAACCGTCGCTCCCGCCGCAACAGCTATGCCGGTTCCGCTTGGTGTTTTGCATGTGACACTAAAAGCACCGGTGCAATTGTTAACGATTGTCCAACTCTTGCTCCACGCCGGGAATATAAGGTTAATGTTTGCTGTCAGCACACCAGCTAACGTAATGCGCTCATTTGCAGCCTGTAGCGCAGTGAGAGTGACGTTTGCAGAAGCTAACCCAGTTACGTCTGTTGTGCCGTAAGTGAACGCAGGAACCCAACCTGTTAGCGATGCGTTGGTGTTTTCTGGGTTGGCGGTGTTCCCGTCAGTGGTATTTAACCAACAACCGGTAAAGGTTGAATTGCTTAATACTGCACCTTTGGGATATCCAGATATTGCCGCCCCAAATGTAGAATCATATACGTTCAATGCTCCAGCACTATTCCAGCGCGACAGGCTTGAAAGTTCATAAAGTATTTGGTTCATGTCCTGACCTTTTGGCGGCAGCCCGCCAGCGGCTTTCAGGAGCATTGTGATTGGCGGGAACCCTGAGTTATATGATGCAGAGTTGTCGCCAGTTGGTGTAGTTGGACCGATATCTTCTCTTGGCCCATTTACGCCAAAAGGGACGGGTTGTTTTTTTGGGTCATCAGTTCTATTCATTTAGATATCTCTGAAAAAGGTTCCATCATTGAAGGGGTATGCATCATCTGCAAATCCAAAATACGGAGAAACGACTTGTCTAACGATTGCAAGAACGCCACTAGGGATTGGCAGCACTTCATAATTTTCTAAAATTGATATTTCGTATGGCTCTAATTTGAACTCGCAAATTATCCCCATTTTCATATCGCCGTAATCGACGCAATAAGACCTTCCGCGCCCAAGAAATAGCATGGTGAGAAACTTATTGATGTCTTTTATTGTGGCGATGCTTATATTTGAAAAGGCTTTGCACAATATTAAAGTTCGATAAGCTTCATTGCTTAATCTTACTGTTTCAGTTTCTTGTACCCCTGCATAAAATGGACTATCACCAAATGGGGCCGGATACCCACCGCCATCATCTGCTTCAGAGAAGCCGAAACAATCATTGTCTATTCCAGCTCTAATGTAGCGGGAAACTCCAACAACCTTTCCCCACATGTCTAGACCAAAAGTTTCACACGTCGTTATATTCCAGACTTTTTTAATAAATTCGTCTGTGAAGTCGGCTAGGCTTACGGCTTGATTGAATGTGTCGATGATGGAGAGGATTTTATTACTTGCTGAGTATTGCGTTAGGATTGTATCTTCTTGGCTCACACTAATATCACCTCAATGTCAGATTGTTGAATTGTGGGGATCTGGTCTATGCCCGGCGTTACTGATTGCGTAAATGCCAATCCATCAATAGATATCGATATAGATGAGATGTTCACATAGTCGGGTGAAATTGAAATTACAGGCGCGTAATAAATACCGGCATTAATTCTTGCACCAATCCTAGCTTTGGTTATCCCTTCATATTCTCCATTAAAAACACGTTCAACCATCGTCTTAACTTGAGATGAAATGTCAGATGGGAGGTTCTCATTTGTTTCTATTTCTACTTTGTAATAAATCCGTACCGGCGCGACTTTTTCCCACTGCATATCGTAAACCGGATATGGTGCACTATAGTTTTCTTTATCTTCAATGGAATAATGGGTATTACCGTTTAGATTAGCACCGGGGTTTTTTCTGCTTAATATTGCATTTGCAACATCAGCATCTTCTCCTCCGTATACACCTATGTAGATAGAGTGGGCAACGACAGGAAAGTTTGTTGTTCCTTTGTTTACCACTGCGTCTGTCCGGTTTGACCAGACATAGGCGTCAAGAACTCCATCAGTTTCAAGCAATACAGCAAGCAATGAGGCATCAGTATTACTACCATTTCTTGCCACAGACTGCTTTCGCCTCGTCTCAAATGCTATTCGTGATTCGACGTCGACACCAACGACGCCAGATACGGAGTTGCTTATTGAGTCCCATCCAGGGACGGCTCGATATATTTGGTTTAGAGCTCCAACGGCGCAGGGGATTGGACCTGTTGTAGTATTGACGAATGGAACATCAACCGAACCACTTGCAGGTATAGTTGCGGCGTCAACTGACCGGTAGATGTAGCCGTTGGTATCGACTGCTGTGCTACCGGCAGGTATCACAGTATTTACATTCCCTATACAGGTTGCGGCTACAACCGTTCCCTGTGCAGATATCCGCTCTTGAAAGTAGATCCTCCCTATTCCATCCTGAAACCGACCCGTTGCATAATCAGGGTTAATCTGATTAAACAGGCAAAGTAACTTATCGTATACCTGAGCGATGATTTCCGTGTCTGACTGTGCAATCTGTCCCTGTGGTGAACTTAGTGACTGGCTTGATCCCCCCCCAAGTGAGGTGGTCATGTCAGTCAGGCGACCAGCCAGAACATCAGATACGTCAGGAATAAGCAGTCCATTTTCAGTTATCGTTACATCTGGAACCGCTGTTTCTATAATGGTCATAAGTTTGCCTGCGATATATTCCCGTTAACGTCCGTTACGCGTATTGTGCCGCGAGTAGTACGGGTGTTCTTGTCGAAGAAAACATTAGCGATAGCCTGTTCAACCACTGGTAATTTCAGCGCCTCGTTTTGCATCTTTTGGGCAATGAATCCTGGTGATGGGCGAGAGCCAAGCACTTCCTCTTTCCAAGGTATACCCAGCGTGTTGTCGTAATAACATTCTCCAGAAAATACTAAGCACGCTGAAGCAACATCTTGAGCAACAGCGTACCCGCCATCTGTAATGGCAAGATTTCCATCACCATCGAGCATCAAATCCCACGCATCGGGATCAAGCATTAATGTTCTGTATGTCATACCTGATTATCCGTAGCGTTAGATGTGATAGTTGATGATCCGCCCTGAACGTTTACAACATCATGATCATGAGTGTTGTATTTGTCGCGGAGCTCTTTGAGTGACGCGGCCTGTGTTCCGGCGTTGTCTGTTATGTTTCCGTCTGCCGTGATATTCCCAGAGACATGCAGTAATGGAGTCTGCATTTCCACTCCATCTGGAGCGGTTATATTCGCCTTTGAGCAGGTTATATTTACTGGGTTGGGGGACGTGATATTTATCGCACCATCTGCAAACTCGATGAACTGAGATGGGTGGTTATTAAGAAAGCCACCCAGATAGAGTGCATCCGACTTGCTGTGAGTGCGTTTGCCTCCGGGGACTGACTGCCGCCTGTTAACTCGCGCAATACTATTGTCACGATCGCATATAGCTATCATGCCAATATCACCAATGACAGGATTCATGATGATTGCGCTTCCCCCTCGTTGCAGCCTGAACACAGGAATGTTAAATATTTCCGAGTTTTGAATTGTTGCACCTGATGGGTCTGTTCTTGTGACAAGAGGAATTACATCAACAACAAGATTTGGTGCCTCTCCTCGGATATTCATCACTTCAACTAACTCAATAAAAAAGGCCCCTGAAAGGAGCCTTTTAAATACGTAAGAAAGTGACTCAGCGTCGTTTGTCTGTGCGCTGGTTGGAGTGAATAAGTTCTCAGCCATTGGTTACCCCCTCCAGTATTCGGTTAGCTATGCAAAGTGAATGCCATGGGCCACTCTCAATCCATGAAGAAAGTTCGTGCGTCACACCCGTGAGTTTATAATCTCCACTAAGGTGAGGCATGATAGTCTGCAATCTAATATCTCTCCCAGTAGTGAGAAGTGTTGAGAACTGCGTTTGAAACATTACGCCGCCACTTGAAGGGATTGGATAGCCAATCATCCCGTAATCTAATGAAACAAGAGGCTTTATTCCGTCTCTAGTGCTTTTTTGCGGCCAAAATGCAATAGCTGGAGGCGTTATTGACATGGATATATCTAAGTGGTCACACAGCGCTTGTAGTTGGTCAAAAACGCTCCCCTCAAAATATGGGTTTGTTATTGACATGCCATCTAGACCGGTAATGTAAGGTGTGTATCCTGCGGGCTTGCAAATTGCATTAATAACATCACTAACAGTAGTTGGCCCATTAAATGAAAAAGGTGACGCAGGCTTATTCTGTAGGTCTGCACTGGCAGTAGCAGTTATCATTAATGGTGTGTTGGGGGCTTGATTCATATTTGCAAATGATGAGGTCATGTAACCAACAAATATTGCTGTATTTTCAACAAATATCTTCATGCTGATACGCTCTGTATCAGTTCCAAATAACCCCATTGCACGGGATGATAGCGCGGTAAGCATATTCATGCTCAGTCCAAAAATACTCACGCTAACTTGCGTACCAAATAAGTTGCCGGATGACTGGCAAGAAACCGTAGACCTTACGTTTCTGATTGAAATTGTGTTATTACCAGAATCATCAAAAGATGATGTTTCGTTGACAAACTCAAATCGAAGAGAGCGCTTACTGTACAAGATCACTCTCCTCTATATAGTAAAGAATAAATCTTCCACCTAATCCGGTAAATTCAGGATCTTTTTGCCCTTCGCTATCAAGAAAAACCAGGTCACCTGCGAATCCCAAATAAGAATACCTGACCATTCTATTACCATAGAGACACGGAATTCCTTGCATGATGGGAATCCCATTAACTGTTAAATCCATATAGAGAAATGTTTCTCTCTGGATTAGGCGGATAGAGCACTGCTGCCCAGCGAGATCAACTGAGATTGTTTGAGATTTTACCGGCTCAATAGATATGCTTCTCATGTGATGTTCTCGCTAATTTTTTTTGCAATATCAGCGACCTTTTTAGTCGCGCTATTCGCAACATCTATCGCTGGAGCAGACACTGTATTGAGGGCGCTCTGGAATCCAGTAGAGATGGTATTCTTTACCGTGCCTGATATATCACTCACGGAAGATTTCAATGATGACCATGACTTACCTAGCTCATCAAGAGATGACTGTGTAGATCCAGCTTTCTTGGTAACTCCGCCAACCCCCGTAGTCCCCTGGCTAATTTTGTCAGTTGTAGGTTTCTGGTCGGTCTGCGCTCCAGATAGAGTCACTTCCATTTGCTGCATGACCTCTTGGAAATAGAGGTAAATCGTCAACATGCTCACTCCCCTCTGCGAATTTACCTCATAGGAATGGTCGACTAAGTCATAGCTTTGCAGTGTTTCTTTTGGTGTCTCGATATCGTAGGTATTAGTCGCGCCAAGCATGTTCTTTATCGTACCAAGAACGTCACTTTGACTGGCAAAGGTTAAGTCGAAGATGTTTGGCAGCCCCCCAGAGAACCCTGTAAGTCCAGTAACGATGATTTCACATCTGACAACTGAAGGTTCTTTTACCTTATTAATTGACTGATACATCCCCTTTTCGACTGGAGCGGTGGTTATCTGTGCGCGTCCGCTTGGTTGGATAGATGACATGCCGCTAAACTCAAGAGCCACGCTTCCCGTCTTCCCATCCCGGATTATGTACTGCGGATGGAGAACGCTATTGATGATAGATAATGGAGACCCACCACCTATGGCATTGAATATATCTGCTGTATTTAGGTTGATAATGCTCATGGTTTCCGCCAATAAAAAACCCCGCATTTAGCGAGGTTTGGATGATTAGCCTAAATATTTGCCGACTAACGAATCGTCATTTGAATTCTGTCAATCTTCTGCCGCAAAGCTTCAAGGTGATGCTGAAGGGATAGAAGTTGAAATAATGCAGCTTCTACTTCATACCCCATTTGTTTCATATCTCCAAGCATGCGACCCAATGGGTTTGGGTAATCGCCGTTTGGAGTAAGCATTCCAGCCGGATAGCGCCAAGGTGCGGATAGTGCATCATCACCAACAAGCCAGCGATATTTTTCGTAGTAAGACATAGGGTAAGAAATCGGCAGAGACATTTGCTTGCCAGCCTTTGCCAGGTACTCGCCTTCTAATGCGGTTAGGTATTCAACCGCCTCGCCTATCTGCACTGGTTGAAGTTGGTGAATATGTTCGATGTCGAATTTGTTATGAACTAGCTTCCAGATGTCTGGGTAAATCTTCCCAAGCCCCGTTGCGATCAATCGCTCCGCTGTTTGGCGAAGCGGGGTTAGCTGCGTAGCGGAAGACTGACGACTCTTTTTGCGAGGATTAACTACCTCTCCTTTTGTCCAGTACTGATAAAGCACATCGTCGCATTCATCTTGGTACTGGATTACTTTGTCGCGAATTTCTGGTTTAACCTTGTTAGGGCTAATGGTCTGGAGCCAGCCGTTGAGTTTGCGTAGTGCCAAACAAGTAACATCACGCTGCTGATCATCCCCCGGAAGCTGCATTGTGATTTTCACAACGCAGGTTTTAAAGCGGTTTTTCAGCTTTGTAAACTGAGAGGCCCAATCCATACCCATGCCATCAATGATTGGTTTCATTGGTGCGTAGGGTTCGCCGTTATGGTTGACAACATACAAATTCGCACCATGAAACGGAACGTTGATAGTAGTGATCTGAGTTGCTATACTTGACATGTCGATAACTCCGAAAGTATTTGACAAATTAGAAGCCCCGTTAGTGTTCGAGCACTGCGGGGTTTCGTCGTTTTTACTGAGCATGCATTTGCCCCCTGAACTTCAAAGCCCACACTAGGGCCTGCACCAGAGCAGCGTTTTCCGATAACCCCTCTTCATCTGCAATTTTTTTAAATTCTTCCTTTACCTTCTGCGGGTAACGCAGGGTTGTTTTTGCTTCCGTCTTTTTCATGTTGACCTCCATATGATGGCATTATGCCTTGAAAGCAGAATGCCATCATTGAATATAAATAGCAATATGCCATCATTAATTTTTTATGGTGAGCGTTATGACTGAAAAACAGGTTAAAGATTACGAGAAGTTTGTTGTGCGCTTCCCTGATGGAATGCGCGATGCTATAGCAGAGAAAGCCAAGGCTAGCGGTAGGTCGATGAACTCAGAGATCATCACTGCTATAGAGGCTTGGCTTTCCGGTGAGCAAGCGGAGGACCTTTCAGAAAAGAGCATTGACCGCGTGATTCGCATAGCAACCAAGGCTTTCGCTGAAGAGATATCTAGAAATTATGATTTGGTACCTAAGGTTAAGGGAAAATAATGCCCAGCATTAGCAAGGAAGAAAGCATAGCCATAGGCAAGATGTTCTCTTGGTGCACAACCGAAGAAGATAGATGCATCATCAATAAAGTTATTTCTGAAGTTAAGAAGGGAAACGGCCTTTACGATAAAGCAGTTAACTGCAAAGGCGATTTGTATTCCTTCAAATTTGCAGTTTCCGAGCACACAAGGCTAGACCAAAAAGCATCTGGAGAACTAGGAATGGTTTTGTATCACCTAGTTAAGTCAATTTCCGATCGAGAAAGAATGATCAAAGTTGGCATTGTATATGGCACATGGATGAATTACGGCTGCGAATGTCCATATCTTTCACACGCCAAATTGCATGGTAAAAAGTTTCCACTTAAAAAAGGTGCAAGGATCGGAATTTTCAAAAAAATACACCCCCAATCGCTTGTTGGATGCCGCTGCTTTATCAAGCCGACACTACCTTTTTAAGCCCACCTGAGCGGGCTATATTGCGTGTTATTGCATCAGATAATGGGTAGAATTATCGAAAACATAAGGATATTTAAATGAAAACTAATTTTATTATTTTTTTCATCGCCGCCTCATCTTTGTTTTCCGCTTCATCATTTTCTATCACTATGGCTGACAAGGACAAGATGCAAAGCCTTATTAATGAATCTAAACCCTACGTAGCCGGTATGGGTAAAAGCGTTGATGAAGTCTGTCAAGATATGGCAAACGACATGGTTAAAAAATATGGAGTCAAACTTAGCTCGCTTGGCAAAACTCCATCAGACATAAGGGACTCTGTTTCAGGCATCTGCCTTGATGCCTCAATATCAGCAGAATCATCTCAATCTATTGATGAAGTGATAATGTGGAAGAACTCCGCCATGAAAAACATTGAACATACCTTCCATGGCAACAACAACGACTCTCCGTCTAGGGCATTCCTATCAGAAACCATTGATCATTCAGCAAGGTTGGCGAAGACAATTGCCTTTATGATGGAGATAAATAGAGCTGATAAAAACTAGCGGACAGCACTTGAAAATGAGGCATTTGTTGATGCTCTTTGCGACTGCTGGGAAATACTATTAGTCAGCGCATCAACCGTTTGAGGGTTACTGTTTACCACTACCGTGTTTATGTGGGTGCTGCTTGATTTGCTATTATCAACGCTTGATGGACCGCTATTAGGGCGAGAATTGGCAAATTTTTGCTGTTGAAGGTAATACTCATTCTGGAATTGGTTGGCACCTTGAATTTTTAATCCATTCTGCCAGTTTCCAAATCCCTCTTTCCTAGCCATTACCGTCCTTAATTTTGCCATGACTTTAGGATCTGCTAGATTTAGCTCATCATTAGCCCCAACCCCCATGTAGGCGGAAACTTCCTTTATGTAGGAATCGGTATCGTTTTCTGATGGTGGAGCCCATTTATTTAGGATTTCGGTAGGGGTTTTGAGTTTTTTGTATCCAGCGGCTTTGCTGGTTCCATTATAGTACATCATGATCTGATTGGTCATGGCGTCCCATCCGTCCTGTTCTGTGGGATACCCAGAAAAACCGCCAAGTCCGCTCTTGCCACGAATATTGCCTGGATTGTTGTTCTTTTCTGGGAGGTTCCTCCCTGCTGGATTTCTTGGTTTATCGGAGTTTGGGTCGTCATAGGGGATTCCAAGAGCCCTTTCAAGCCAGTGCATCTGATACATTAGAGGTTTATCTTCATCCCTCATTTTTAGCACTGAGTCGGGGGTTAAGGCATCTGCAATATCCCCACTGTAAAGAACGCCGGCACCAAGCAAACCAAGCTTGCCCATGAATCCCATGAAACCTTTTCCGCTTGCCAAGCCACCTGCCACCCCCACTCCGCCTGCCACTTTACTGCCAACATAACCAGCAGCAAGGATTTTGAGGGCATTTTCCGCACCACCAACAGCCTGAGTGAAATTCTTTACTGTTTCACCGGCGTCCTTGAAGAACCCCGTAATATCCCCATGATGCTCGCTGATCCACTTGCCAAAGGCTTTCATACCATTAATGACATCAGGGGCAAAAGCAATCGCGATATCCTGCCGCAATCTGTCAAACTCAGCATCAAGCTGACCCAGAGTCGCTACTAAATTTTCCTGCTCCTTAACTTGCTGCGCCGTGATGTTCGACTTCTTGGTCTCGGAGTCAACAAGTGACTTAAGCTCACCTGATTTAATTTTTGCAGCGTCGGTTGGGTCAAAACCTGCGGCCGACATAATCTGCATCAAGTTTTCTTGTGAGTGAGTTTTACCGTATCGGCTGAATTCAGATAGCGCTTTATTCGGGTCACCCAATTGGTTGATGTTCAGTCCAGTTCGCGCTCCAAGCACCATGAGGTTCTGAGCTGCACCAGTTAGTCCGCCAAATATGGTTGGGTCTTTGATGTTAGCCAGTGCCATGCGCGCACCGCCAGCCGCTGAGATAAAAGCATCACCGTTGAGTCCAGCTTGTTTAAACCCTCGCTGCACACCGAACATCTTGTTCACGTCAGATCCAAAGAATTTTGCTTGCTGACTGGCGCGGACAATCTCGTTAGCTGTCGAGGTGAAAAGCTGCTTTATTCCGTACAGTCCAGCACCGATTCCAAGGAAACCGGCAGCCGCAGCAGTTACACCACGAAAAGATGAAACCGCAGCATTCCCGAACTGGGTAAAGTCGGTAGCGCTGGTTTTCAGCGTCCGGTTTATATTCTTACCGGTCCGGTCAAAATCCTTTTCAAGCTTGGTTACTTCTTCGTTAACCTTACGCTTACCATTCAGGAACTCATCAGCTTTGATGGTTACTTTGTAAGCCAGTTCCTCAATGATCATTTTTGCTCCTGGTGCTTATGCCACACGCGCTGGTTGAAGTTTTCCACAGAAATAATTTCAAGAAGGTTATACATATCTAATACGGATAACCTTTCCTGTAAGTCTATGTAAGATGCTTTACCTGAGCAGATAATCGCGCTTATAGCTGGGGTGATGTTGGCGGGCGAAACTAACTTGGCCGGAAGAGTCTCTTCTTCCATGAAGGGATATTTTACTCTCCGGCGATCGTTAAAAAATCGAAGTTCGTTTGGAACACTTTATCGAGCAGTTTGCGAATAGTAGAAACCTCTTCGAAATCAATACTCCCTTTTACCTGTCGGCGATTTCTGTTGCCGTCATGAGTAATGACGATTTCAACGGTAGATATCAGCCGGTCACGCAGGTTATGGGCCACTTCAGGAGATGAGGCTGATATAACGCTAAGTCCAACTGTCGCTAAACCTGCGCACCCCATAGCAATGACATCAGCAGGAATCCCGGTGTAGTTAGAGTCACCCATGGCGCGGAAAATATCCTGCGCCAGCGAATCTGCATCCCATGCGGACATTTCCGTGATGATGAACTCTTTGCCATTGTCGCGGCCTTCAGCATCCACGATATATACGATTTCTTTTCTAGCCATTATATTTGACTCGGAGTTGCAGATTCAAAGTGGAATACAGCCGGGCGAGCCTGAAGAACGCGATGGCCTGGAGGGGTTGGTGTCCATGTGTGGATCACACCGTTAACAAACTGCCATTTTCGCCCAAGAGCAGGAACGGTGAGAACGATATTGCAAGAGAATTTTGAAATTGCCGTTCTTTCCGCAGCCCACCAATCATCAATAAGGAAGCCAGCGTTAGATGTCGGCATTAGAGTGATTGTTTGCTCTGTTGGGTTGAAAATATAACCAGCGTGGTATTTCCCATCAGCAGACATTTTATCTTCTGTGTTTGTCAGGGCGCCGATATCAAACATATTGTCCGTTGAGTAATCATCAAAGTCGAAACCGCCGGGATAAAACGCCGGAACGACGCAACGCATTTTCGAGTTTGCACTTGTGATGTCGATTAATGACATTTTGTCGTCCTTATAAAATCGCAGTTGAAGACATGTTTATAGATTGGATTAGCTGCCCGTCGACGTAATAGAAAATTACGCCTTTCAGGTTTCGATCAATCCGCGCCGCACCAGTTTGAGTGGGGATATAGAGGAACCAGCCCTGCGAGTAAAGTGTCGCGGAGATATCCTTACCCACGGTGTTATTGACGATGCGAGTTTGCGCCTGATCCAGAACTACTCCGCGCTGAATTGCGCCAAACTCAAGCGCTTGCTCGACTACATCAATAGTCGCGGCAGACACTGCGCCGTATCCGTTAGCGTTGAATGGGTAGGATTGATTGTTGGTGAACAGATTTGCATATGCGGCAACCAGATTGGCATTAATCCAAACCTGATTAAGGAAGCTATCTAACCACAGGAATTTACCTGTAATCGCGCCGTCTGAGGCGTACTGCTTCATGGTCTTGTTCTGACTGTACGAGCCGTAGAAATTATATCCGTTAGACTTAAGTGCCTTAGCCGTAGCAATGTCGCTAACGTTAGGTTCAATGCCGGTGAATGCACGGAACTTAAATGACACACGCCCATTAGTTCGTGCAAAATCCACTGATGCGGCATAGGCGGGAGCCATGACCGCACGCAGGTAAGATCCATATACAGGGAATACGTTTTCGTAACCATTGGCTTTAACCACCTTCTGCACAAAGCAGTCGGCGTTATTGGCTACCGTTCCAGCTTCGGTAGAGTCGTGAACCACATACCCAAATCGGCTGTGGCTGGCGCTAGCCCACGCGCATAGTTCTTGCTTTTGATCATCTGTCAATTCAACCAGAGAGTTAAACAGCACCCAGTTCTGATTGGTATTAATGATGCTATTCATCGTATCGGTCAGGGTGGTGATGTCCGCGCCCGGCGAGACTACAGCTGCCTTATCTTGCGTTAATAGCAGTCCCGTTGCCAGGGCGCCTGCAATCGCATAGGAAACTTCACTAGTCGCGCCAGTGGTTGCAGATCGAATGATAAATCGATTAGCTAATGGCAACCACTCAACATCTACTTTAGTTGCGCCGATCCCTACCTCCAATTTAGAAGCAATATCGGAGAAGCTTGTTGCCGTAGATAGATCAATCGAGGTGCTAGTAGTGGATACTCCATCAATGAATAAAGTGATGGTGCCAGCAGTGATTGCTTTCAATGTAGATAGCGGTGTGCCCTTCAGATTGCCAGAGAGCAAATACCCAGCGACATCAGCGGTTACAACGCGATACATCAGAAGCTCACCAGGAATCACCGAGGAGTTATCATATCCGTTGAAATACTGTTGAGCAGCCAAGAACTCTTTCGAGTTGCTGCCAGTAAGTGCAGAAATATCAGCAGCAGTGAAAAATGAAGCCACGGTACCGACAGGGATAAGTTCGTTATCGGTAAGCATCAGGCCGTTAGCATCAACCGCAGAACCGGCAGGCGTAACGACATTGGGCGTGATGGAAAAATCTGTTGATAATGGAATTGTCATATATCTACCTGTTGAGTTGTTATTTCTGCTTTGTCAAAGTAGTCCTGCGGAACATCGATAGTAATGTGAACCTGTAACGAGACGGTCACTATGTACCGTTCTTGCCACTGTTTTTCGCCGTTAATCATTGGGGCCTGAATAGCCTCAGAGCTGTAAAGAGGCGCTACTCGCTCATCAATGGATTTAATGAGGTCATATGCATAGCCAGTGCGAAATAAAGTCTCCAGAGCGATAGCCCTATCGCCAGCATTATCGCCGTAGATATCAACCTGAATATCGGCCTGCCTAACCTCAGTAAAGCCAATGGCGCTGGTAGTTGGTAAGCCGGTATCTTTCTTAATTTCTCGGCTAGTTGAGTGACGCTTAAATCTCAATGGAGTCAGAATGCAAAACTGCCCCTTATCCATCGGCACCCGGTTAGCCTGAGCCTGTTCACATTTCCCAATAAACTGCTCTGCAAAGTCAGCCAGCACATCAATCACGTGATCAATTGTCATGTCGTTCATGGAGTCACCTGCAACTGAACAAGTAATCGACACCAGTCTGGCCATAACTCAAGTGGTTCAATAACGAGCCACTCTTCACTGCCAATGATAAACAGGTCGCCGCCGAGCACTTTTTCACGGTTCACGCCGTAAAAATTCCCATCAACATGAATCGATTTGAGCAGGCCGGATATGTTTAGCCCGTCAACATGCTTCAAGTCTCCAGCGGATAGAGGCTGCAATTGAATGGTTACCGGCGCGTCAGGGAGATACTTGGGAACCTGTTTCCGGCCCTCACCATTAGTGAAACCATCAGACCGGCGAACAAGTGCAGAAATAAATGGGTTTACGCGGTTAATGGCAGGTTTAACTATCCGATGAAGGTTCAATTTCTCCCACCTCATAATTCACGTCGCCAAACATTAATTTCGTGTCTTCAAGCGGCTTCGTTGATTGATTAGGAAATTTCTTTCTCGTCCTGCGAATATGAATAGTTACATCTGATAATTTTGGCTCGATTAGGGTTTTGATAGACTCCTGAACATCCCCCTTAATCTGTGCGCCCACGACCTCAAGAACTTGCGTGGTATCAATCCCCGCGCGAATCCCCCTGGATACCGTTTCGGCCCAATCACCAGACTTTTCACTTATCGCGTTACGGAAAAAAGGGCGCGGTGGTTGGTTATTGCTGGGGTTTCCGTACTCGTTAATTGCCGCAACCATTGCCACGCTCGTTCCGTCTGGATAGGTAGAACCATCAACAAAGCCAACCTTTACTTGCTTGGATTCCAGAGATTTGCTGACCTGCTCCAGAAACTCGGTTATCTTCCCCGCCATAACTCACCCCGGATAGTATTTCGCCATGCGGTAGACTTTTGTTGTCTGCCAGAAATCCATGCCATATGGGCTCTGCGTGTACCACATGTAACGAAATTCCACCGTCCCAGCATCAAAGGAAGCTGATGCGCTTCCCTCAGATGCTGATGCCAGGCGACCAACAATTCCCGTTCCACCGTTACCTTTATCATCACCAAACCGCATGTATGCCAAATGCGCCATAAGCATGTAGAGCAGACGCTCGCGCTTTATGACGTCATCGACTAATGAGAATTCAGAGTTGTTAAGGTAATCGGTGGCCTGTTCAAACAGGTAAGGTAGTTGTTCGTCGGTTACATTGGAGAACTCAGGGAACATAGCGCGGAATTTCGTGATATTTAACACCACGATTGCCATGCCTAATCCTCTTTTTGTGGTTCCACACCGCCAGTAGTTTGCGATGCTTGCTCAAGTCCTGTCTTCACTTTCGCTCGTTCAAGGCTTGCATCTTTAGCTGATTCCTCATCAGAAACGGCAAAGATAATCCCGTTTTTAATGAACTTAGAGTCAGCGTGATTTTTTTCGAATGCCTCCCATGCTTCCGCAGGAACATCCTTCGTCATGCCAAAGCCATTCACCAACACGGAGGTATTAGCCCCCGCCAAGGTAATGACTTTATCGCCATGCCGAAACGACAAGCCGCAAGGAAGTTTACAGCCGATAACATAGGTGGATTTTTTAGCTGCCATCTTAAACTCCGAGCATTTGAGCGAACAGGAACGGCTGAGTGATTACCGCGCCGTAAGTGGTACCGGAGTGCTTCTGTTTCCAGCTTGATGTCATAGTGATGATTGGATGTGCGCGAAGCTTGTCGCTATATGCACAATAACCAGCCTGCTGCCCCTGAGCGGTTTCAACGAACATCTGCACCAACTCACCCGCATCCGTATCGTACTGCGGCGCAACTTCAATCCGGAGGTTAGTGAAGGTGTCTTTAACCATCTTCTCTACGGTATTACCGAAGATTTCGTTAGCGCGTTTGAACCACACAGAAGCATTAGGGCTCATCACAAGAACCAAAGGTGATGCCATATCCACGCCGTCACCTACCGCACCATTGGTGCGAGCAATCAGGTCTGCATACAGAACAAGAACATCGTTGTAAATATCCACTACCTGCTTATCTTTCCACAGGGTTTTACCATCAACGGTGGCTGGAGTGATCGGCGTCGGTAGTGCTGGGTCATTCAGGATGCCGTAGTTGCGCAAGCCTGACACACCATAGAAGTAGAACTTGTTCTGCGCCTGATTCAGCGTCCATGCAGCCGCACGCTGCTTCTCTGCCACATAAGGCAACATGGCTAAACCATAACGTTCTTGCTCCAACTCGCCATAAGTGACCATTGTCTGATAGCGATACACCTGACGGTCTTCCCAGCCAGGAGTTACTTGGTTCCCGCCTTGTTCACTGTAGTCATCATAGGCCACAACATGACCAGATTGCTCAACGCGCTGGATCATCAATGTATCTTGAGCCCACGCACCTTTTTTCTTCTCGCCAAGAATATCGACAGCCTTTTGCTTGGCGAAGATAGTACGGACGATTTCAGGATCAATGAAGGAAGAAACGATTGCCGGAATACCGCCGTTAGGTGGCATACCTGGCTGGACATCAGCATCCATTGCAAATTTAGTTACTGAGGGTGGCAAGAAAATGCCACGCGATTCGGCTTCCGCTTTAAAGGCTGCGAAATCAGCCTGAGTCAGTTGAGGCATTATGCTTTGCTCCATGTAGAGATAATCAGTAAATCACCAACAGCGGCAGGGCTGGCGACATACCAGTCTGTTTCTACTGCACCAGAGATTGTTGCACCAGCCGCGCCAGTTGCCAGCAGGCCTGTAGCAAGAACTGCAAACACCTTCTGCCCGACTGTCGCTACGGTTGTAGAGATAGCCCAGAAATCACCACCAACGACAGGAGATGCTTCACGCCCTGCTGGGATGGTCATGCTATTGCTTTGCAGATAACCGATAGTGGCATTGGCATTGTTTTGTACGAAACCAACGGGCTTCCCGGTGCCGGTGTTATCCAGTCGTAACGGGTTAGTGGCATTGCGCCATGCGAACCGCGCCATGATTAATCCATTGGTGCCAGCCTGAAATGCGCCCGGGCCACCTGCTGCGGCGATAATTGGAGATGTTGATGCTGGCTGTCCTGCCTGACCGACACCGGAGTAAAGTTCTACGCTTTGTTGGAATGACATATTATTTGCCCTCGAAGTAGTTTTTCACGGCAGTGCGCGAATCGTGGCTAATTGGCGCTGCGTCATTTGCCATCGCAGGGCGAGAGTAAGCTTTGAACACTGATTGAAGTGCGGCTGATGGTAATGTCGCGTGGTCTGTGCACCCCATTTGCTTCAGGGCTGTACGGTAAACCTCATCAGCACTGTCACATGCCAGGTCACCAACAACAGGTCGAACATCACGCTCAGCTTGGCGAAGGGCTGCAAATCGTTGCTCTACACCTTTAATTGCTGAGTCCATGGCTAATTTACTGTCATTTGCCATCTTCTCTTTATCGGCCTTATCAGCTTCGTCTTTGGCTAACTTGTCTTTCTCAGCCTGTTCCGCTTCATCCTTCGCGAGCTTTTCCTTTTCTTCTTCCGTCATCTCGTCCTTCGCTGTTTTGGGGTCTTTGTCATCATCTTTAATGATTTCTTCAACCTTCTTCTCCACCTCTTCCAGCTTTTCATCGTTAGCCAGCAACGGCTTGATAAACGACATTAATTTATTAAGTTTTGACATCAGTTTGAGTCCTGTAGGTAGTGAGTCATATACAAATACATCCGGGCCAGCCCGGCCACTTGGCACGATTGCCACATGGTTACAAACGATGTCACGCATAACGCCATCGTATGGTTCGCCCTCGTACTCGCCCGGCGTCATGTCGAGCCGATAACGGTATGAAGATGAGATTTCACGCTGCTCTTTATTCTCAACGCCGATAATCGAATTGATGTCGTAAATGCCCATCGAATTCTTCAGATACGGAGCTTCGTACACTGCATCGGTGCCAGTCGAACCAATAATGTGTTCTTTGGGCGGGTCAAGTACCGACACAGCGATGTGAGTATCTAGAACTGGTTTATTGTTGAATGTTGGCGCGGATTTTCTGAGCTCTTCAGGGTCACGCAGCAGCCGATATGCCTTATCAGGATTAAGACCTAGCGCTTCCCAGTCTGGGATCTCTTTCCCGTAGTAGACGCAGACGTTAGCCTTGCTGATGGGCGTCAGTTCAACATGAAGCATCCCGTCAACGTCATAGCGACGAACGCTCGCCTTATCGAAGGCAAACTTCACATCTTTCATGTTATTTCCTGTTTTTCAGGCAATAAAAAAGGCCGCCTAAGCGACCTTCATTTTGTGAGGGGGGATTACTTTATTAATTTCGAAAAAATATCACTCTGACTATCGCTAGTCTTTTTCACCGATTCGCGATCAAGAAGATCTTGAACCATTTTATTTACCGCAGAGAAAATAACTTCATCATTTTTCATCTGCTTAATTTTTCTTGTGCTGTGTCTGCGACTTCCCATATCAACCTCGTCTAGTTGTTCGTCATGGTTAAGTTGGCAGGCGGTGACGATACCGCTTTTCGGGAGCGACCCTAGCCTAATTTTATTATACCTTAAAACGGCAATACTGGCTTCCACGTACACCCGCAATTCGGATCTTCTCCCGGCAACACATACTGCCCCTTGTCACCGATTGGCAACCCCTTGTCGAGGTCAAACTCCTGCCCGTTGGCATGAACGTGCTTCTTGCGAGGTTCGCTACCGCCGCCACTGTGCAACCAGATGCCACGCTTAATCCCTGCCGCTTGTTGCCTTGCGTTGGATAGTGCGCTGGTAGCCTTGCGTACTTGGTCACGCGCAATGAACTCAGCACGCCGCCTAGTGATGCCATGACGCTTCCCGAAGTTCGCTTCAATCTCATCGGCTAAACCTTTGCGGTCACCGCCCTTAGCTACTGAGCGAAACACCATCGATTCCACCTCAGTGAAATACTTCTCAGGGATAGAGCGGATTAACGCCACATTCTCTGAAATGATAGCCTCTCGCTTTTCGAGCATAGCCTCAGTCCACTGCATGTTAATTGTCACTGAGTCTTTACGGGCTGCAGCAAGTAATGAGCGGTCAACAGCCTCACCAGTCTTGTTTGTCACTGATTCAGCGGTAGGTAGCGCCATCTTAATGAAGCGCTCTACCCACTTCTTAGACAGAGCACGCAAAGCACTACGCAACAATTGAACCGGGTTAGCATCCATCGCCAGTGGGTTATCTTCAAATATCGGGACGATTTGCTTCTTCACATCGTCATTCATTTCTCTGATAACAGCCAGTAACTCTCTGCGATACCAAATGATATTACCGGCGTTATAGTTGACCGCCCGAAGGCTTTTACTCTTCTTCGGTTTCCGGTTCATAGTCGCCCTTCAGGTTTTCGAATCCTGCACCTTCAATGCTTTTCAGTGCGTCTCGCGCCTCTTCAGAGTTAATCAGCATACTATCAGCAGCAGCAACCACTGTTTCAACGCGAGTCTTGTTGGTGTTAGCTCGATCATCATCACTGATTTCATCAAGCGGTTTAAACTCGAAGTAGATGTCGGGTTTCAGTTCGCCAAACTCTGAAAGCTGAATAATTTTGAAGATGTTCTCAATGGCTCTGCGATAGTCCAATTCCTGCGAGCCCGATATCGTTTCGTGCCACGTTTCAATTTCGGCATCACCACTGGCATTCAAACCTGCCGGAGCATTACCGAACATCTTCAGGTTTGTCGTGCGAGATGGTATGCAGAGCTGCTCTTGGTAGTTAGATAGGATGTTTGACAGTTCGCTAAGAGACGTCTGCTGATGGGTCAGCTCTTCACTTGAGTCATGCACCCAAAGCCCGAAGTTGTCTTGATACTTTATGAACAACTTAACGCGCTTATCGAACTCGCCGGGTTCCTGTAGTCGAGCATCCATGTCGGTTTTCAATCCACGCATGCGCAATGTCTTGAGGATTTTAATAACGTTCTTTTTAGCGTCACGCCAGTCAACAACGTAATCTTCCATCAACTGCGTTAGAGACAGCCCACCAAAGTTATAGGATGGTTTAAGAATGTCAGGAACCGGGCGGCTAACGATATCGATGAATCGAGACTCATGTACCGTGTCTCCCATTACGAACCATGCTTGAGGTTTGTAGAAATCCGGTCTCAGCGGCTTGCTTGAGTTGTACATCGCCGGATAAACCCAGTTTGGGTCTATACAACGGAAGCCTTTCAGTGATCCTTTGGTTATCTTACGCGGATCAAGAAATAACGGTTTCTCATTCTCTATATCATCAGCACCAACATCGATAAAGATGTGTGCCACGCCATACTCTGAGTCCTGCCTTACTGCTTCGTGAATCAAGCGCTTGATGTCATACTTGGTCAGCGCTAAATCCATCAGGTCGATATCAGGGTCGCCCTCTTTAGTGCTCTTTATCTCAATCCAGTTACGCGTCATCTCATCAGCCATGATGGTATGCATATTCGCATACTCAACCTGCTGAGACATTGCCGCCAAAATCGGGTAGCCACGAAATCCGGAATATTCGCCACCAATCGACATGCTGTTGATGACATCGTAAGGCGTGGAGTCCATAGCTAGGGCAGATTCTTTTTTGCCCTCTGGAATAACACCTGGTAGCGGCTCGTAACGTTTAAACTGAGCAAATGACATCTCGTCATTCGCAGCAGATGCCGCTTCAAGATGCGTGTTTGTAATCTTCGCCAGTTCCCGCCGAGGTGCTTGCACGGCTTGAGCTGTTCTCACAGCCTTCTTTCTTGTCATTGCAGTATCTCGTCAGGAATGTGGAACAGCACGCCTGACTTGCCTTTCATCTCAGTGATGGCATCCATCATTGGATCAAGCTGGTCATCGTGCGTATTGAATTCAGGGTTAATGGCTTCCATTTCAACGAGAAAGTCATTGATGAATACAGCTTCTTTAGGGAGCTTTATGTAGCCGGACTCGATATACCCTTGCGTATCCATGAGACGGGTGTATTTGTCTTTGTCGCGCTGGATTGCTTTAACAGGACATATGGCATCTTTCCGAATGCTTTGAATTAATCCGGTGCCAGATGATTTATCTTCTATTGCCATGTGGCGTAACGGACCATTCTTGAGTTGTTTCGATTTGGTCCAGAACGCGACCGCTCGCCTTTTTAACTCATCCGATTCCCACTTACCGCGGATCATATCGATGAGGTACATGTAACCATCGACACCCAAACCCCAGTGCTCGAAAACAGAAAAGTCGTTAACCTCTTTAATTTTTTGCGCGGTATCACCATAAACAGCGCGCCATTTCATTACCGGCAATTCGCTGTATTCGCCAAACCAGTGAGTCTTTATCAACCCACCACCTTTCGCGGTTGGACGTTGCTGATATAGCGCGTTCCATACCAGAGAACCAAGTTGTTTAGCCTTTTCAACGAATGATCTAGGCATGCGTTCAGGAAACAGTATTTCCCCCGGTTTTCTCAGGGCATACCGCTTTCCGTTAAGTTCGTGAAACTCTTCTTTTTCAGCCTCCATCGGGAAGCTAACGACACGCCATTGCTCGCCACCCTCTTCAGCCAACTTCAGCAATTGACCAGCTAGGTCATTCTGATGCCAGCGAGTGAGGATGATGATAATACCGTTTATTTTTGGGTCGGCGCGGGTAAAGAATGTGGTGTTATACCAATCGATAACAGCCTCTTGATAGGTTGGAGACGAGGCTGTTTTATAGTCTTTTGCCGGGTCATCAATAATCCCTATATTCATGCCCTGACCGGTGATGCCGCCATTGACGCCAGCAGCTCGATAAGCACCGCCGTGCAAATTACCACTGCGGTCCATTACCTCCCATAATTCGGCGGTTCTAATGGCCCCGCCTGCTACGGTTCGTATATTTGTACCACTCAAAACAGTGTCAGGAAAAACTTCATGATATCTCGGGGAGTCAACGATGCGCTGAGTGTCTCTTGACATCCTGTTTGCTAAATCTGAAGAGTATGAGCAGGCGATCACATTCCATTCAGGGTGCTTTCCCAGCACGTATGCTGGAAAACGACGCGAAGCTTTTTCGCTTTTCCCAGAACGAGGGGGGGCGAATATCATCAAGCGAGGCATCTTTCCAGCCTCAACATCAATCAGAAACTGGTCAAGCTCGGCAGACAGCAATTCGTTAAACCAACCAGTCTCGTACTGAGGGTTAGTATAAAGCGTGAACCCCATCAAGCGGGTACGTGCCTCTGCTATAGCTCGCTGCTTGTATGCCTCAAGAGTCTGTCTGTTTCTCATCGAGTTGTGATCTGTGACGGCCATGACCCAACTCCTTTAAGCGGTCTTCTAATTCTTCTTCTGAGAGGTCGGTATATTGAATTGGGCCGCCATTTGGCCCTGAGTGCTCATTCTTCACGTTTTCTTTGAACGCCTGTACATCGACATGCTTACCGAGCAGTTCAAGGTTCTTAACTTTGTCAGGCCACTTGATTTTCTTCAGGATGCCAACCATTTCTCGGTCTTCTCCGCGACCTTCGAACATTTCCGCAAGGTCAAACCCACTGAGGTATCGACGCCACGATGCAGGCCATTCGGAAACAGGCTTCAGACTCATTTCATCTGTCATGATATCAAGCACGTCCATCTGGTCGATTTCAACCAGGCGGCGCAGAACGTATGCTGCGTCGATGCCAACCTGCTCAACTCTTTCAGCCTTAAGGCCTGCCACAAAACTTTGAATATTAACATTTGCTAACAGGCGTGATGCTTGTTCATTGGCGGTCTTCTCGCTGTAGCCCGCCCTGATAGCTGCCTGAGTAGCGTTTAAATCTTTCAGGTACTCACGGGCAAACAGCTCTTGTTTGTCGGTGAGCTTTGCCATTGTTATTTCTCGTCTGCGTAAATTGGGGTGATGTTAAATCCGGCAATATCATTGGCGTTCAGCGCTTTAAGGTTATCACCCGATTTATCTCTAATGATTAGAAAGCCGTTATTAAACTCTGGATCTGGGTCTTGCTGATAACCTTTGATGCTATCGACACCACTACAAACCATGTCACGGGGAAAAACATCTACTTGCCAATAACTGATTATTCGACTCATTTTCAGCACACTCCACTTTTCACTCTCGGAGGATTTCTAACCCAACGAGATATTGTTCTTTAAACGATAATGCCAGCAGCACGTAATGACGTTAGCAACGCATTAAGTTGAGTGCCAGCACTTACCAAACTCACGGTTTAGCGAGTTATCACCAAGACTATCTATTACATTCAGGTCGGCTACTGAGCCTTCATGTTCAGGCTGATACCCTTCTCCGATTGCCGTCTTGATGTACCCAACCATTTCTGCGCGTGGCGGGTCTAATGTGATAGCTTGCTCTGCTGTTTTCTGAGTCATGATTTATCCCGTTGAGTTACTTCAGGCACACGTTAGTGATATACGCCTGCAAGCCGTTTATTTGGCTGGTTGCAATTCCGATTCGCTCGCGGAGACTGAGATAATCCCGTTCAGCGGCGTTAGTAAGTCTGGCGCTGGCATCATCATGGATGCTGGCGGGGCCGGTGGTTTTGGACACTGGCTTTGTGCATGTGGCGTTGAGCTGCAACCGCTTAGTGCCATTAGAGATATCAGCACGAAGGCGCTCGTTTTCAGATTTGGCATCTGCCAACTCCTTTGTGTATTTGATATCGATAGCTGCTACGGCTTGGCGCTGGGTTTCGATGAGCTGAAGGTCTTTCTTCTGCTGATTGGCTACTGCGGTTATTTCTGCCACGTCACGCTTGAGCGTTGTGACACGGCCTTGGTAATAGGTCACGCCGAATAGCAAGAATATCGTCAGCACAGCAATGAGTATTGCCGTTACGCGGTTCATGCCAACGTCCCGCCAGCTTTCACATACTGCTGAATAAGCGGCTCAACTTTATGTTCAAATTGCCCATAACCAGCACCAGGCAGACTGGCCCAAATGTTTGAGCACTTTCTAATAGCTGATTCGATATTACCGGATTCAATATCCTGCAATGCTTTGCGTTCTCGAATCTGCTGAATGGCAACAGCATCCTGATTGGCAGGGCTAAAATCTTTCAGTCCAAGTTGCTTCTTATATGCATCCCAGTAACGAGACAGTAATTGGTAGCGACCGGCTGCCGTGGACTTAATGCCAAGCCGCGGTAACTCAACAACCACTCGCGGGTGATCCTGATAGCCAGTAAATAACTTGCCCCCGACAATCACGTTATATCCGTTATCACTGCCCGCAGTGCGGATTGTTCCCTCTGACCATGCGAGCATGTCGAGAAAGGCTTTTAAGTTTTTACTGATTTGCATTGCCAGCCCCTGTCTTGTTGCCAACGATGCGCTTAAGCACCGATCCGATGTAGTCAGTGCCGAGGTAACCGATAAATACGCTCGATACCATTGCCCAGCCCTGGTCGATGCTTAGCAGCACCAAGATGTCTTTCAGGAACCAAGCAATGATTGAACACATCGCAGCATCAAGCATTCGTTGAGTTCGGCCGCCGCCCGCATACCATCCGCGCAGTAAAGCCATAATCGCAGCAACTAAGGCGCTCAGTAATTCACCCCTGTGCTCTGCAATCCATAGTCCTATCACCGTCCATACATCCGGGGAGTTGTGCATTCTCATATCCTGCCTCCCCATTGGGGAAATTAATCCCGGCGTATGTCGGGTTCGTATGCTGTTGTGTAGGGAATAGCTCCCGTCGTAGTCATTCGAAAGTGTGAGGGTGTTTTCAGTGATTGACTGTTTTGACGGGAGCTAAATAAAAAAGGCCCACCGAAGTGAGCCTTAAAAGTTGGTATGTGGTGGCGGGGAATTCGCCGACATCGTTTCACTGGTGTTCCACTTGTATCCCCACACATCGGTGCCTGCTTTCACCACATTCGGCTGGATACTGCCTCGTCCAGACCACGGAGGATGGAAAGATTCAGGCTCTTTCAGTACCCATGCGAATGCAGAAAAGCAAAAAGGCCCAGTAGTTAACTGAGCCTTCTTTTATTGGGTGACTCAACTACATCACCGCTCTTCGCCTTTGACGTCCGAGCTTAAATGAAATATACACTTTCAAAACTTAAAATCAAGCATTTATGAAAATATATTTCTATTAAGCGGCATTTTGTAGATTTACAACCTCCATTTCTCTTACTAAAGAGTAAAACATTCTTGCTTTGAATATTTCACGGCACCATCTGATCCGGTCAATGCATTGCTTTAGTGTTAGGTGTGGCGCATGCACCCGATTTAGATAACAGGCAATTTCTTGCATGTCTTTGCGCTCACAATAGTATTGAATAGCAACTGCACGAACAGGATTACCCTGGGTAAACTCCTTAAGTACAACCTGATCGACAAATGCAGCTTCTTCTCCCTCGTTGGCGCGCGTGAAAAGATTGCTGAATGAGTTTCTAGGGTTAAGTATCTCTTTAGCCTTCTGAAATAAATCTGTACCTCGGTAGCCCAATTTGTGAAGGTCTTCTACAGTCTTCACAATTGAGGCTCCCTTGTTTTCATCCCATTCGGTAGAAATCATTAGCCGCCCTATAACACCACACTTGCCGGTTGGGGCAGTATTTCCGCCGACAGCATCGCCCCACATGTTGAGCACCGACCCAACCCAGCGATCTTGAACGGGCGTAATGCGTTGAACCTTGTCCAGATAGCTTTTTCTTGGTGCTTTTGCCAGTTGCTGCCAGTGCGTGTTTTTCATACCGCCCTCTGCTCGTCAGTGCTAACCGTGCCGCGCCCGTCATGCTTCGTTGTGTAGAGTGTCTGAGTTCCCCGTCGCCATGATTTTATGACTAGCATTATTCCCCCTGGACGCTGAATGACTGCATGACAATGGCCCGTAGTCGCTTTCATAAATCTGGCTTCATCTATCGCTGAGTTGATATCAGTAAACATTAAGCTGCCTCCTGAAGTTTTTTAAGCGCTCTGGTTTTTGCCCGGTATTCGTCGCGAATGCGGATATAGTCATCGCGCCGGTAGTTCGTCATTTCATGGGGCCCCAACAGTGAATCGAAACGAACCTGCCCGATTTTTGCTATCAGGTTGGGCGTGTATTTTTCAATGTTTCCAGACAGGTGGTTATTGCAGGGGGCGCACTGGCGATGGCAATTATCTTCGTTGAACCGTAATTCTGGATTTGCTCCTACCGTGAGGTAATGCCCAGCGTGATATTGGCCCTCATGGAACCGCCCACAGCTAACGCAAGCGTCTCCCGCGTCACGAGTACGGATGTATTCATTAAAAGCTTGCTGGGCTTGTTTGGCGAAGTAACTGAGGGGTTTTACTGCTAACTTGCGGATTTTGAGGCTTTGCCTTTCGGCTTGAGTGTCCTTTTTCCGTCGCTGCTCGTCTTTCTGTATGCGTTCGCGCCGGGCTTTTAGTGCTAACTGGGTGATGTATTCCTTTTCGTGTTCCTCATTGCACCACCACTCATAGAACGCTGCTGGCTTGAACCTCTCATTGCATACTTTACAATTCCGGTGCTTTGGGAGTTTGGCTATCATTCCCGGCCTCCCTCGCTGCTTTATCAATGCATTTCTGATGAGCGTAGGTTTCACCCTTGTTAAGCATCAGGAAGCAGAAGATACATATTGATTGGGGGAGTTCAGGCATGGCTAACCTCCAGGCGTCAGATAAATGGTTACCGCTATCAGCAGGAAGAAGAACAGGCCGGTGTAGCGGATCAGGTTTCTATCGAACGGTACTTGCTTAGGTTGAATCGGTGATGGGCACTTCTTTGGACGCTTGTGCTTATGAAAATATTTACGCTGCCTTGCCATTGTCAGCCTCCCTGTATTTCATCATCAGGAATACAATCATTGCGGCACGGAGTGGGTTGGAGTCATCATGATGGTGGCTCGGGTCATCATCCCAACACCAGCACCCCTCAGTCATGACTCCGCCAACGTGTGCACACCATAATTTTTCAGTTTCACTCCAATTAAGGCTGATTTTATTCTCAACAATAATTGGCCAGGCGTCGGCAGCTTTGTTGCAGGAATTGAATCCGCCCAGCCTCCCCGCCCCCCTTACGACAACATCGACATACGGCTCCTTAGTTAATCCCTGCCAGCCCGTTTCCTCGTCAAAAGGTTTCATGCCGAGATGAATTGCCACCGCCTTGTTAATCTCAAAATCACTCATTGCTGAATAGTCTTTCATCGCGTTCTCCTTACTCTGTCGAATTTGGCGCGCAGCAAAACGCATATGTGGTCATATGTGGGTATTTCGCTGGCGGGGATTAGGGGTTTAGGCTTGGTTCGGTGGGATACTTTGAATTTTAGATTATCTAGTGCGAGTTGTGTCGGGCTTATCTGCCTCATCAGCTTTATCCTCAATCACTATGCAGTGATAGGTTTTCTTGCCAACATAGAATTTACCCAGCCGTTGACACTCTGTTGCTACAGTCTGATGCGCTGACTCCCAGCCAAGGCGATAAGAGGCCCAGATTAATACGCATACTGCAACGCCGAAAATAATTCCGTTAATCATGCTGCCACCTTCCCCTTGTCACCGAACCTGTTGGCCCACTCCACTTCTCGCTTGGCATCATCGCTAAACTTCACGTTATGCTCAGTGCCGAACCAGTAAGCAGCCTCGATTACCTCTACCATTTGCGGAACCCTCATTCTGCTAGTGCGCTGACCGAACATCACTACCCCGCCGCCGATTCCAGGGGCGGTTCTCTGCTCCTGCTTTTTTAATTTGGCGACTAAGGCGGTAATTAGGTCTTTCCAGTCTTCCTCGTCATATTTTTCACCGAACCAAACTACCTGCTCAGAAATGTCCTTTAAAAGGGGCCACATTTTCCGATTTTGAGATAGGGTGCGCTTGGGTGGAGATACTTCTACTTCGACGGGTTTTGATTGGTCTAGCGGGATTGTTTTGAGGTGCTCTATCAGGTTTCGCACTACTTGCTCGTTTCGTAGAAAGAATATTTGTTTATCCATTGTCGTCACCGTTGAAAATCGTCCATCTGCCTACGCCGTGCCATACAAAGAACCGGTTACTAATTGAGTTATATGTCTGCCCAACGATTAGATGTCCTGTGTATTCAATCCACCATTGCCTAAGCGTCCGAGAAAAATTACGCTCATGTCCATATTTAATCTGAACGGCAGCGAAGCAACGAACCAGGCTGGTAGCAATGAAAGCAGGCCAGATAAACCATCGCCAAAAAGTAATGACAAACGTGAGTGCTACCAGAGCATTTAAAACGATTCCTGAATATAAAAAATAGGCTTCACTGGTCATAATGGCTTCTCCGGCGCGGCGGGTAGTGGCATCCAGTGAGTGGCTGGTAATTCACGCCCGGAAACAATGGAGGTGAAATATCTGTAAGTTTTCCCAGAGCGTTCCATTTGCCCAACATTGGTACAGCCTTGGTAAGCGGTGATAACAACATCGCCAACTTCCGGCATCTGGTCACTGCAATTAATCCAACTACCAAGTGGGACTTGAGAGTTCAATTGTGGGGTGGTGTAGGCAGGGATAATCTCGCCGCCGTGGTCGTCTTTGCTCTTGCTTGCGTCAATCTTGGTTTCGTATGTGTCGAGCACCGTCTCGTCACCCCATCCATCATTAAATTTCAATCTCACGATGTAGTAATCAGGCTCAGCCCTCTTTGCAGCTAACGCGATTCGGGCAAGTTCCATTTGCTCGCATCGCGTTAATCCGTTTTCTAGTGGCTGACGAATAAACTCTTCCAGTCTCTCTACAGTGAAACTATCTAGTTCTTTCATGGTTTTACCACTCCCGTAATTCTTTCACGCCAAGACAGTCGAGCTGGCTTCTGTATAAATTCACTATCTGAAATTTGTATAACCTTGACCGCACATTCATCGAATGGACGCTGGCGCTGGTCTTTCAGATAGGCTGCTTCTTTGGCGGCTTGCGTTATGTCTTGCGCCTCGATTTCGTGAACCGTGAAACCGTTGCTATGTACATGCCAGCCATGAATTACTGCGATGAACCTACTCATTCACTCTCTCCCTTGGTTGCCGGGAATGCTTTTTCGTTTGCAGGAAGCTCAATACTTTCAATTGTCGCTGCCGCAACCTTTCCGTGAGTATCTGCTAGCGTTCCAAGCACTATGCGACTAAATAACCGCTGCTCACCTACGGTCATTAGGATCTGCTTGGTTACCCCTTCATGCCTCACCAATACGGCGAAATTTTCAATATCCATTTTATTCACTCTCTCCCTTGATTCGAATACCGGCAGTGCTGACAACGGAATAACATTGAATAATTGCGGCTGTAAACCCGTTGGCATAATCACTCGTATGGCCTTGTTCAAGCGCCTCACGACAGGTCATTTCTTCAGGAATATCCACCTCGATGCTTTCACGCCCGGCTTGATATGCCTTTTGAACTGCATTTTTAAATGTTTCAGGTGAAAGTGTGAGACTACTGGCGGGAACGATAAATTCCGATTTAAACCAAGCTTCAAAGTCAGACTGCGATTTAGTTATGTCCATCATGATTTCCTCGAATTAGCGCCAGTTGGCAGCCTGTTTAGGCTCATTTTCATTAGCAGCAAACCGCATTGCCGCCTCTTCCTGATGAATGCAAACGAAGTGACCGTTCTTCCAACCCATGTAAAACGTTTTTGGCTGGCCTGACCGGTATTTTCCAACAATGATTTCAGCAATGCCGCGCATGTTGCTGTGCTCGTTATAAACCTCGTCGCGGTACGGGAAGATAATCACGTCAGCGTCTTGCTCAATTGACCCTGAGTCTTTCAAGTCAGCCAGTGTTGGCCGCTTATCAACCCGGGTTTCAACGCCTCGGTTTAGCTGTGAGAGAAGAATTACAGGAACTTTATTGCGGAGGCAGAACTGCTTGAGCTTGCGGGTGATCTCACCGATGGCAATATCATTTCGCTCTGCTTTGGGTTTATTTATCAGCCCGAGATAGTCGATAGCAAGAAAACTAAGGCCGCCGTCCATGTTCATGCGTTCGGCGTGGGCGATAGCTTCATCGACCGTGAATGCTCCATCGATAACGTAGTTGTTCTCGTCTATCAGCGTGCCGGTGGCGGCAGTTAGTCGGGTATATTGCTCCTGAATCATATTGATCGGATTACGCAACACGCCAACCGACAATCCGGCCCGGTCAGCCACATGACGCTCAACAACCTGCATCTCTGACATTTCCATTGAAACCAGCAGACCTTTTCCCTTCTGCCGGCCGATTGAGTTAGCAATGTTTATTGCCAATTCAGTCTTACCCATGCCGGGACGTCCGGCGATGATGATCAGGTCAGTACGGTCAAAACCACCGTATTCATCGTCCATAGGATCGATACCGGTTTTCAGATAGAGTCCAGACTCAGCTCCATGCATTCGCTTTTCCAGCACCTGCATGTAATCGTCCAGCATGTCGCCCACTCGACGAGGCACCTTGTCGTTAGTCTCAAACTGCAAGCGAGACACAATCCCCGACGCTTCCGCTATGCACTCGTTGATATTGTGAGTGCCAGCACTGCGCAGGATCTCTGCTGCCCTGATGAATTCAGACTCACCCTTGCGAAGCATCCAGCACTGGCGAACACGCTTAGCCCACGCCTTGATGTTTGCCGATGACTTACAGCGAGATGATACGGTCAACACCATGTCTTTAGTACCAGCAGGCACGGCCTCTTGAATCGTAAACGGGTCAATGGGTTCGCACTTGTTCAGTAGCGCTGATATCACGGAGTACATGTTGCGGAGGTGGAAGTTCTCAAAGGCGTCAGCAGGAAGCTTGCCGGTGATTTCATGGCAGTCGATGTGATCGCCTTTGATAATCATCGAACCAATCAACTGCTCTTCAAAGTCGTAACTGTCCATGCTAAGCCTCCTGACTAATAACTTGGTCGATAATCCTTTGGGTTAGCGCAGTATCTATCCCGTATTTCTTACCAGCCGGATTTTCGCCCATTGCAAACGAGCTTGGCGTATAACCGAACTCTATGTAGCCATTGATAAACGTGTCCATGTCTCGCGGTATGCGCTTAGTTTCTTTGCAATGCTTAAGATGGGATTCATACAGGCGCTTAACCCCTTTTTCGGTAGTGGTGCTAATGCTTACTATGCGGGGTAATCCGTGCTTATTGGCTTTGCAGTTCCATGTTTCTTTAAAGCGATCACGGTCGAATGTGACCTTTGACGATGCTGGCTGTTTGGTTTTTGGTTTATCCTTCTCGACCAAATTCCCCTCTGGGGATTTAGGGGTAGTTTCTTTTTTCTTTTGAAGAGTTTCTTTTGTGTTTAGCTGAGTTGGCGAATGGTCATTAGCCACTTTGGCTAAACTATTATTAGCTGACTTGGCTAATGTTTCGCTAACTTGGCTAATGTTAAAATTCCAATCAGAAACAACCTTATTGATCCCTATGTGATTGCCTGAAGTGATAATGATTTTCATGGCTATCATTTCATTTTTAGCAGTGCAAACATGCGTGTGGTGTATGCCTGTCATTCCCGCTATCTGTGTATTAGTTATCCGGTCGGTCTTTTTACCGAAACCGTAAGTTTTGCGGATAACAGCGAGAGCAACCTTTAACTGTCTCGCAGTCAAATCAGCACACATAACGGCCTCTAGTAGCTCGTTCGCGATCCGGGTATACCCATCATCAAGATCGGCCACGCGACACTCCACGACCTCCAGATGAGGCCTGATAGGTGAGACATTGTTGTTATAATCGATAGCGTTACTCATTGGCTTTCCTCTGCAAAGATTTGACGGCCTTGAATGTCTCAATTAACCGCTGCCCGAAAGGGTGGTTGTTCTCGCAGACCATTAATAATTCATCCGGCTTTGCAGAACGCTGCTGAGTAACGTCTCGCTGTTTTGCGTTAGTTTTCTTTCGCATGTATAATTACCTCTAGAAAGACATTGTTATTTGCTGTTCTGAAGCCTCGGTTACCGCCGGGGCTTTTTGCTTTTGTGGGTTAATCAACAACCGCATCATTCGAAGTGTCGTTGCTATCTCCCTTGCTTCATTCCCTGCTATCGCCAGAATGTTTTCAGGCTTCTCAATCTCAGCAAACTCAAGCAACCGGCAGAATTTGCTTAACATGCTGTCCTTGCCTGATATCCAGCGGCTTATCTGGCACCGGTCAACACCTACGTGCTTAGCGGCTTCCAGTTGGCCCTTGCTGCTGATGCCATTCATAACCTGTACTTCCAATTCAATTGCGTTAGTGCGTTTCTGTGCACGTTCCATGCGTAATACTTCCCTTGTTAGATGTTGTTACGTGACAAAGCTGTGAGCTTGTCACTAGGTAGTGGTGCGACCGAATCAGTCGCCTAAGTTGTGTAAAGAGCGGTAGTGCTTAAGCTGCTATCTGGTGTTCTTTGTCAGGATTTGCTGCACTCAACAACCATTCTGCGGTGAATTTTCCGGCCGCAGCAGTAGCTAAAAGCTCCGCATAATTAGTTTTTTTTGTGTATTCGGTTCGAGGTAAACGGCCTTTTACTGTCCATTTGTGAACAGCTACGACTGACAACCCGCAGATCTTCGCTGCTGCCGTTTGCCCACCAACTGCATCAACTGCAATTTGTACTGGGTTCATAGGTATCCTTATTAACTAAATTAACTACGAGTTAATAATATATCTTAACTGACAGTTATGTCAATTCTTCGGATACTTAATGAATGGTTAAAAAAGAAGATTTAAATAAACAATTCACAGAAAGGCTGCACGCTGCATGTTTAGATGCTGGCGTGGCTGGGCGTGGGCTGCCAAAAAGAATTAAGGCAGCACTAAAAAAGAATGGGATATCTATATCTGAACCAGGTATTTGGAAGTGGCTAAATGCTGCCGCCATCCCTGATTCAACAAATATCCTTGCTTTAAGCCGCTGGCTTGCTGTCAGATCGGAATGGCTGGAATATGGAAGAGGCTCAATGAGAGAAGATTCTGTTAATGCACCAAATAACTTAGCTGAAACAGAAAATAACAATTTCTACAGAGTGGAAGTTCTTGATGTCCACGCTAGCGCTGGTGATGGTTATCTTGTGTCATCTGAGTTTATCGAAACCATAAGAGCAATTGAGTACACGAACGACCAAGCTAGATCATTATTCGGTAACCGCCCAGCAGAAACAGTAAAGGTCATCACAGTAAAAGGTGACAGCATGTCAGGCACGATTGAGTCAGGTGACCAGATATTCCTTGATATGGCTGTTAATTTCTTTGATGGCGACGGGATTTATGTTTTTGTTTTCGGTCAGACAGTGCATGTCAAAAGGCTGCAAATGGTTAAAAATACCCTACTAGTGCTATCTGATAATAAAAACTATAAAGAATGGAGTATTGAAGAAACTGACGAAGAACAGTTTTTCGTAATGGCTAAAGTCATGCTTAAGCAATCAGTAGACTATAAGCGCTTCTAACCCACTGCTAGCCCATAGAGGGGTGGGGTAACATGAAACATTACATAAAATAACGATAAACACTGGTGTCTAAAATGTCAGATAATAATGAAAAAGTAGTTGATTTTGATTCCTTTGCTAGTTATTTACAAACCTTAGATGGCGATCAGGTTTGCCCAGCTTGTAACCAGGAGAAGTGGACACTTTTCACTCCAATGAAAGTACCTGCCACACCAGATGACGACAGGCTGGTTATTCCGACACTTCCCGGGTCTATCTTGAATACTGAAAACGCCAAGTCTACTGGTGGGTTATTTAGAGGAGCATCATTTGATGTTCTAGTTATGCAGTGCGTTAACTGTGGTTTTGTAAACCTATTTAACTACTTAAAAGTAAAAGACAACATTGATAACGGGGTTTATATTCAAAAAAAAGAGGGGGGTGAAAATGACAACTCAGCAAAATGATAACCTCTTTCGTCCCGCAACTATTGAAGCTGTTGGAGAATTCTACCCTTCTAGGAGATTAAATTCCGCTATCCATAATGCAGCAAGTTATGCCAATATAGACCCACGGAAGATTTTATTTGCCCCCATAAGTGAACCAGAAATGGAAGGAGGGAAGCGAAACAACATGCAAACCTCATCAGTTTCAAAATTAGAATTTTGGCTTGGTATCGCTGGTGTGATAATCGGATTTATGGCAATTGTCGGTACGGCGTCATGGACAATATCTAATAATATCAATGATAAAATAAGTCAGTCCAGACAAGAGATATCAGCAAATATTCAAATGAGTAAATCGGAAATTTCCAGCAGGGTTGATAGAATTGAAGACAAAGTAGATTCTGGATTCAAGGACACCTCGCAAGGAATAATGGACTTAAAATTGCTATTAAATAATAACCAGCATCAAGAAAAAAAGAACTAGCCCCCATCCTAACCCGGCCCCGCTGCCGGGTTTTTTGTGCCTGTAATCTGGCAATGCAAAGAAACTCATCTACGCTAAGAGCACAACATCAGGGATTACAAATATATAAACTTAGTCTTTACCTTTGCCCACTGAGCCTCGCGTGGGCTTTTTTGTGTCTGCAATCTTGCTAAATTACGAAATGGTTACGATACTCAATATGTCCTAATGAGAGTTCTGTTTCTTCCTAGTTGCCCCTCTATCGTGGGGCTTTTTTTTGCCTGTAATCTGCTACTTTACCAATCCATCTTCCAACTGCTCTACTGCCAGCTTTATAGCTAAATTAGATTCGCCTGTCTGCTCCATGATCTGCCAGTGTATCCGCTTTAGCTGATACGCTACCTGCGCTCTACTTATCTCATCACCGTTCCGAGCCAGCATCAAACAGCTTTCACCCACCAACCTACATGCCTCGTTATATACCGAATCTGAGTTATCCATTTCCACCTCCGCATAAATTTCACCCAATTTAGCACACTTTTCACGCCTGTTAGCTGGTGCGAATGGTCACGGCTGAATTATTTTTAAAATAAATTCACTTTAAGTTCATATAGTTAATTTTTAAACTTAACTAAATTAACCATTGGTTATTGACTAAAATTAACCAACAGCTAATAATCAACCCATCGAAACGAAACATCGATGCGGCAGACAGGAACCACTCGCCGCGCCAGTCAGGAAGACAGGCTGCTCATTAACAATTTAGGCGACTGATTCGGTCGCAAAAAACTAAACCATAACAGGAGGTGCCGAAATGGTGCACTAACGCGGTTAGACCGCAGCCGAAAGGCAATGCAGCAGTAATGATGCTGCCCTGAGTAGCAAACTAGCTAGCCTGTGTAGCGACGGGTCAAGGTTCTTAGATTACAACAAGCTCCGGTACTCCAGAACGATCGCCAATCGTTCACCGGTTAGAGGTGAGGGATTCATGAGATACCCCTGACTACGAACTCAATGGCATGAGCGCTGGGCACTGCGAAAGTGTGCAAAATGGACTGTTGCTCATGAAAAAAACGTCGTAGGGAGTAGCGAGATAGCGAAACCAATATCGATATGGACTCACTGAGTAGGTAGCCAGCTTGCACCTGAATAGCTGGGCATCTTTAGGAGAAGGCGAAAGCCGAAGAACCGAACAAACCGTAGGCAATATCGGAGAGCCAGATGATAAGTAGGCTGGCGAAGTGGATTTACCCTGTCGATTTACGAGTCGGCAGGCATAAAGCCACCAAATGGAGTAATCCAATGACTATTTCGAACCATCAAGAACGCAAGAAACTGGCTCGCGCTCAAGCGCATTACGCTAAGTCAATAAGTGACGTCACCTTAGAAAAGAACATCGCTATAGCTCTTACAGGCTGCACATCGAGGGTATGTAAAGCAACGATACCGGTACCGGTTCGCAGCAGTGAGCGTCCAAGCGCGGACAACATATGTTTGCCGGAAGTCGCTAAGTTTGCAGCAGGCTTCCGTAACGTTCGCAAAGAAGCAACTCATATTGTGGGCTAG